CTGTCAGTTGCACAGGCATTGGACACGATGGCTATACCCGTTACAGACGATTCTATGGCCTCTGTAGCCACGATCTCCGCCAACAATGACCCAGAGCTAGGGCAGATCATCTCAGACGCTTACAGCATGGTCGGAAAGGACGGCGTGGTGACCGTTGAGACGTCTCAAAGCTCAAAGACTTACTCTGAGGTGGTATCTGGCATGAAGCTGGGCCGCGGATGGATGTCAAAGTACTTCGTCACGGACCAGAAGAAGGGAGAGGCGATCCTAGAGGACTGCTATATCTTGATCTCTGACCAGGAGATTACGTCATTGAACAATATCGAGCACCTCTTAGCACCAGTGGTGCAGAGCGGAAAGAGTATACTCATTATCGCCGAGATGTCGGAGAACGCTTTAAACTCACTTAACCTTAACAGGCTGAAGGGTGTGATCAGGGCATGTGCGATCGTTCCACCGAGCTTCGGTCACATGAGATCCGAGATCATGGAGGACATCGCAGCCGCTACCGGAGCTAGATTTATCTCTGACGGAACCGGAGACAATTTAGGACTTGTATCATTTACCGACCTGGGCCATGCCCAGAAGGTGGTGGTAGGAAAGGAGTCGACCATTATCATCACCGACAACGATCTATCTGACGAGTTATCGTTACGCATCGAGGGAATCAGGAATAACCTGGCAGAGGCGACCAACGAGGGTGTGAAGAAGTTCTTGGAGGAGAGGCTCGCTAACCTTGCGGGGGGTGTTGGCGTTATCTACGTCGGAGCGCAGAGCGATGTCGAGATGAAGGAGAAGAGGGACCGTGTCGAGGACGCCGTGTACGCGACCAAGGCGGCGATGGAGGGGGGCATTCTGCCTGGCGGTGGTATTGCACTGCTGAACATAGCCGGCGAGATCTGCGGATGCTCCACAGCTAAGAGCATTATCAAGTACGCACTGCAGCAGCCATTCAATACGATCTTAGAGAACGGCGGGTATGACCCGAACGAGGTGAAGGGCGAGATTGCGCTGGGCTACCAAGCACAGTTCGGGTATGGCTTCGACGTGAAGGAGGGAGTTGTAGGTAACATGATCGAGATGGGCATCATCGACCCTTTGAAGGTTACCAAGAGCGCACTGGAGAACGCTGTCAGCGTTGCCACGACGATCTTGAGCACCAACTGTATCATCACTAACGTAAGAGCAAAATGAGAGCCATAGGAAAGTACATCGTGATTGATCCGATCGTTGAGGAGACCAAGTCTCAGTCTGGTCTGATTATGACAAATGACGATGAGAACGAGCTCAGGTACGGCAAGGCACACGTAGTACACGTGGGCGGGGATGTTGTATCTGACATCGCGAGTGAGTCTATCGTATACTACGATAGACGCGCTGGCCACGGCGTTAGAATTCAGAGTCGTCAGTATCATATAATACTTGAGCGGGACGTTGTTCTCGTTCTTGATTGATCCTCTTCATGAATATGGAGTGGTACTTCTGCGTGTAATTTTCTCTCTTGTGGACCGGGTTCTCAGCAGGATCGTCTGAGAAGCTGGTCTGCTCTAGTACCAGATCAAACAATTCCTTCATTATCTTGTCTGTCTTGACAGAGCACTGGTAGATAACACCGAGCTTACGGGACGAGTCCTTGTGGAACTTAATAAATCCGCGAGACTTCATGTCTGCGAATAGCCTTGCCTGCCACTTCATGGTGCAAGCGAAGTCGTACAGCACTCTGAGGCGGAATGTCCGTGTCCCGTGGATGAAGATCAGGATATCGACCTGCGTAGACGACAGGTCATACTTCTCCATGTAAAGTCTTTTAATAATCGGCAGGTACCTGACGTACCGGGCCATTTCAATTGAGTCCATTTGAGTCTAAGTTAATTCACAATTATTTTAATTGTGAAACAAATTTAGACTATTTTTGCTACATGGACAAGCAAAAGGGATTAGGCGACACAGTCGCGGCCATTACCAAGGCCACCGGGATCGAGATGCTGGTAAAGGGCATCTTCGGAGAGAACTGTGGATGCGACGCACGGCAGGAAGCTTTGAATAAGTTGGTTCCGTACAAAAAGGAAGAGAAGAAGAAGTAGATATCACGACAATGTCGTGATATATCATTATATTTGTACCATGTATCAGAAATTACAGGTTGGACGTGCCGCTGCGGTAACTCCATCAAACACAGTAGATATCCCATCAGTATCTGGCGGCACTAGCAACAATGGCTGCGTATTGTACGTGGGCGGAGCGGGTAACTTAACAGTAGACACTGTGGGTGGAGACACCGTTACATTTACCGGTGTACTTGGAGGGTCTTTTATCCCTGTGCAGGTTACACGTGTGTACGCTACCGGTACCAGCGCAACAAGTATTGTAGCCCTTTGGTAGAATGTCCAGCCATATACCTGATGAGTTGGGAGAACTGTCCCTACCAGTACTATGGACAGGCCGTAAACTTTAAACACAGAGCGTCGTCTCATCTAAGAACGATGAGAATGGGAAAGCATAAGAACCCAAGGGTACAAGCCGTTTTCAACAAGTACGGAGAACCAAATATTGAAATCATTGTGTACTGTACTATCGAGGACCTGGACATGATGGAGCAAATATTTTTGGACACGTATCACGGGATGAGGTTCTGCTTGAACATAGACCCGGTCGCATCTTCAAGGAAGGGTTATTTACCAAGCAATTCCCAAAAGAAAAAACAGTCCGAGTCTATGACCGGAAGATACGAAGGCGAGAATAATCCATACCACGGAATGTCTCACAGCGAAGAGACGATCAATAAGATGAAGATAGCATGGACCAAGAGGTCCAAGAGAGTGTCAAGGTCTTGCGTAATTCTAAACAAGGATACTGGAATATTTTACGAGAGCATGGTAGAAGCTGCACTTGCTTCGGACATGAATGTAAAGACATTTAGAAATTACTTTGCGACAAATCCGCGTGGTAAGTACGCAAAGAGTTTTTCTTTCGTAAAGGTTTAGTATCTTTGCGTAAATGTTAATAGCGATAGGGATATACGTAGGCAGGTCGGTTATGGGGGAATACGTTCCTCCGGTGTCGTGCTTTGCTAATACAGCGTGGGAATTGTCCGCTGTATCTTGGAATAGCGTGTCCACTCCGTGGGATATCTGCTAAAGTCTTATCTTTGTACTATGGGAACAAGTTTAATTGGATTACTTCCTCAAAACACATACTCTGGGCTGATCAAGATTGGAGACAATACAGCCTTAGACGGAACTTTAAAGACAGTATCTGACGGAGCTGGGAATGACCTGCCGATGCAGGCATCAGCCACCGTTATTAATTTTACAGGCACATTAACGCAAAGCGGCGTTGCGTTGCAAGCCGCGCTAGTATCTGGTACTAACATTAAGACAATTAATGGTAGTTCTGTGTTGGGCGCAGGTGATTTAGTAGTATCTGGAACGCCAGCAGGTTCTACTAGCGAGGTACAGTTTAATAACGCTGGGGCTTTTGATTCTGACGCTAATTTCACTTGGGATGATACCAACAAACGATTGGGATTAGGTATAGCTGCGCCTTTAGGGATTTTACACTTAAAAGTAGCAGCCGGTACTACGCGTATGTTGTTAGATGGCGATGCAGGTCAAAGCAAAATTATTACTTATCGTACAGCAGGATTGCAGCGCTGGGGTTTATATAGTAACAACGTAGCAGAAAGCGGATCTAATGCAGGTAGTAACTTTGTTTTAAGACGTTATAGCGATGCAGGCACTTTGTTGAGTACACCTTTAGAGGTAAATCGCGCAACAGGTGTAACTAAAATAGGCGATGGATTAAATTTGAATGGATCAGTATTAAATAATTTTATCCCAAACCAAGCAAGTACTTCAGTAAGTTTAACACTTAACTCAGCCAACGCTGCTACATACAACTCAAGCGTTATTGCATTGACAGGTGCCTTGACAATCAATTTTGACGCATCGCTCCCCGATGGTTTCAATGTAACGTTGATTCAGTTGAACGCATTCAGTTCTACCATTACAGGTACGGGCGGACTAGTGATCGGAAACAGACAGGGACACAGCAAGAACAACGGACAGTACTCAGTGGTAAGCATCATTAAGTACACCAACGTATTGGCAATCTTAGGCGGAGACACATCAGCATAATATGTTCGCAGTCCCATCATTCTTTGGATTTCAAAAAGCTGGTTTTGGGCCTACTATAGACCCCGATGCTCAGGCATTCTTTGATAGGGTGACGGCAGCAGGAGGTACCTTGTCAGCTACAGAGCAGACAGCTACTAACCAACTGGTTTTAGACATGAAGGCCGCAGGAATTTGGACGGCCATGCGTGCTGTGTATCCAATGGTCGGGGCAAGTGCGGCGGCGTGTGCGCAGAACTTAAAGAGTTCAAGTTTTACGGGTACATTTTCAAGTGGTTGGACTTTTGCGAGTACGGGGGTAACGGGTAATGGAACGAGTGCGTATTTTGATAGTAATTGTAATGCCAATGGTTTTAGTTCTTTGCATTATTCGTACTATTCAAGAACAAGTAACACAAGCGGTCGGGAGATGGGAGTTGAAACAACGCAAGGATGGGATTTAATTATTTCGTTGGGAGGCACTATTTATGGGCGATTTGGCTCTTCTTCAATAAGTACTGGAAATTCAGATTCTCAAGGTTTTTACTTAAACACCGAGGCACCAGCACTCTTACATACATTATTTAAGAATAACACATCTTTAGGAAGTACATCGTTCTTTGGAGCTTATCAAAATTATAACATTTTTTTAGGTGCTATTAATAGAAATGGAAGTGCAGATTATTTTTCATCAAAACAATGTGCTTTCGCTTCCATCGGTGACGGCTTAACCGACACCCAAGCGGGTAACTTTTACACCGCAGTACAAGCGTTTCAAACAACCCTCGCTAGGAATGTGTAATGTTTACACTGTTGCATAGAAAATAAAAATATGTTAGGATATCAATTAACACTAGAACAAAAGGATTTGATTCAAGGTCAATACTACGCCCCTTATCAGTTCTTTAATTGCGTTCAAGATATTAACGGTACGTGGTTTTTGTTCCTTTCCGATGAGGACAAGCCCGAAGTTGAAGCAAGTGAATACGCTTGGGTTTTAGATTTACCCGAAGCCGAATACATCCCACCACCACCACCACCATTTCCCACCGACAAATTAATTATCTTTGTAGTAAATGATCCATCAGACTGACTCAGCCGCTAATACTCTCACAACAATTACGGGGGTCGCAGCCGTAGCATCTTTCGCCACGGCATGGCAGCCAATCATATCAATGATCGTAGGACTGATCGGTTGCATCTCCGGTGTATTAGCATGCGTTTACTACGTTAAGGGCATTGTAAAGAAATGAAACTACCCGTAAGTTTTTCCGAGTTTCAGAAGAATCCAGTAGCCGCGGTCGCTTTCTGCATGCTTTTAGTGGTCGGTTACCTTTACGTTGACCTCAGATCGGGATACACAGACCAGATAGAGAAGTCCAACAAGAAGATCGACGCACTAGAGGTTAAGATCGACAAGATGGCCTACGCACTCAAGAGAAGCGATTCTGCGCTCTCTGCTGCAATAACTGAGCTTCGTATTATAAATACCGTCAAAAAGCTATGAGGTACGTTGTAATCGCCTTATTTGCGTTTGCTATCTCGATAGAGATTGCATTCCCAGTAAGAGCCATTACGGCACCACCGATTGACGAGATCGAGATGATGATGGCCAAGATCCAAGACAATCTTAAGATGGCGTCACAGGTTACACAGATGGCACAGTCTAAAAGTGCAGCACTTGTTGCACAAAAGCAGCAGGAGAAGGCCGACCTCAAAGAGGCGGTGGTAGCTGCTGAGAAAAAGTCAGAGATGTTCGCGGCTAAGATGATTAGTGCGGGACTTGACACGGCCATCGAAGAGATAAAAATGACCGGTCCAGCATACGACGCTTACCTCAACTACGTTGAAGAGGGCGGAAAAGAAGAGTTCGACTATTTTAGAATGTACCTATGGCAGCAAAAGTAAAATCAAACGTATCCACCTTCAGAGCAAAGCCACGCAAGAAATTGCGCCGGCACACAAAGCACGCTAACAAGCACAACAGCTCTAAGCCATATAACCGTCAAGGATAATGCTCGAGGGTTTCTTGTTCGGGCTATTATTCATTACCTTTACAATCGGAATTTCATACATTATAGGAGAGTACTTAGATGGCAAAGATTACAGGGAAAAACACTAGACCGGGCAGTAACAAAGTTACTGGCCGAGATTATTCAAAAGAAAAAGAGTATCAGTCTTCCCCCAAACGCCGGGCGTATCGCAGTGAGCTGAACGCTGAGGCACGCGAGAGAGGCATCTACGGCAAGCGTAGTGCAATGGGGAAAGACTTGAGCCACACCAAGGACGGGAAGATGGTTCTGGAGAGCAAGTCTCTCAACAGAGCTAGAAACGGAAGCGGGTCCAAGTCGACAAAGAAATAACCAACATGTTCAGACCACCGACCAAATACTCCGAATATTTACAGGACGTACAAAAATCCATAGACTACATTCTTAGGCGTGTAAACGCTAAGTACGTGTCTAAGATCGTGGCCGGCACAAATGTCACCATATCTCCGGCTGACGGAACAGGGGTTGTTACGATTAATGCCGATGGAAGTGAGGGGTACTACGGTGCATTCTCAGACTACACAAACCAAACCGCAGCAGCGATAAATACCGGCTACCCAATGAGGCTTGGTGTTACGGACCTGAACAACGAGGTCACCATACAGAGCAACTCTAGGATCACCTTCAACTTCGCAGGAAAGTATAACCTACAATGGTCTGGTCAATTTGTAAATCCAGACACGCAGGAGCATGACGTAAGTGTATGGCTCAGAAGGAACGGAACAGACGTAACCGGTAGTAACGGTTTTGTGTCTGTCGCCTCAAGACACGGTGGAATTGATGGACACGTGCTTCCAGCATGGAACTATGTGGTAGAGGCAAGTGCTAACGACTACTACGAGTTTGTGTGGAGTACAAGTTCTACTCAAGTTTATTTAGCATCAAGACCAGCAACCGCGTTTTCTCCGTCTACCGCATCTGTTATTGTAACTGCGACTCCGGTTGAAAGCGGCAGTACGTCTTCTACAACATCAAATGTATTAATAGATGGTGGTAGTTTTACATTGAGCGAAAATGTATTAATAGATGCTGGATCTTTTGTTTGACTTTTATTTGTAACTTTGTAAGCGATGTCAATAAAGATAAGAAGAGGTACCAATGCACAACGGTTATCAATCGTTTTAGAGGCGGGGGAACTTGGATATACTACTGACACCAAAAAGGTTTATATTGGAGACGGTACCACGACAGGTGGTAACATAGTTGGAGGAGATCAACTTTCATACAGACACGATTTCAATGTTTACGATTACTTAGGGAAAGCGGCAAGTGGATCAAGTGAAGGTGCATCGGTTTGGACAATTACCCGTTTGACCATTGCATCGGATGGAACTGCCACCGTAGGGACTGCAACCAATGTAGATTGGACTAATAGAACTACTCACATTTATACATAAGATATGCCATTAATCAGCACAAACCCCTTAATAATTGACGGTATTGAATATCCGTATTACTTAGTCAATTTAACCATCGCACCATATGACGCACCCAAAGGGGCATCGGTTGCACTTCGTTTCACTCCTTACCGAATGCAAGGCGAACAGATTGTGATGCAACCCGATTACTCAAAGGTGATGGCTGAGTTGGACATTTTGCAAGTTGCAGACATTGACCCTGCGGTTGAGAAAGCCGTTGAAGGTATTTTGTCAACGCTTCAAACATTCATAGACGATAAAGGATTTTAACGATGGCAATCAGATACGCAGTTGCTACGGGTAACTGGTCAAGCACAGCAACTTGGAACGGAGGTACTTTGCCGACATCTGCAGATGATGTGTATGCGAATGGTTTTACGGTTACGATTAACCAAAATATTGCAGTTGTTTCTTTGAACACCACATTAGCAGTTGGAGTTCTTAACGGTGGGTCATTTTCTTTTGCCGCTGGAACTTTTACAGTTGTTGCAGATACGATTCAAGCGGGAAGCGGTACAGCTTTAGGTTTGAGCGGTGGTGCAATTGGTACATATACAATCACCGCAAATACTATTAATAGCGGTATTATCCCTAATAGTGCAATTGGGCTTTCAATTAATAGTGCAAGTGCTACAGTAATTGTAAACGGAAATATAAATTCTTATCAAGGAGCTGGGATAGATTTGCCATCAGCCATAAGCGTAACAATCAACGGCAATGTAATAGCAAATGGGGTCGGTACTGGCATTCAGCACAGAGGAGCTTCAGCATTGGCAGTCAACGGATTTTGTCAAGGAGGTTTATCAAAGGAAGCATATATTTGCTCCGTAAACTCTGCATTAATTAGTGCGACAATTACAAAAGCAATTACGCAGAATAACGGACTTAATGCTGTTTACAACATAGCAGGTTCAGCATCATCAGTCACCGTCAAAGAAATTGAACAGGGAGTTTTTGGGTTTGTCCCAATACAAGGATTTGTTCGTCTATCGACCGCATCAGGTGCGTTTTATAAAGGAGTAACCACAGGAAGCAGCACAAGAACTTTGTCAGATCCTGCCGATATCGCAGGTCAAGTTCCAGCACAAACCGATGTGCGTTTTGGGGTGAGTTATCAAAGTGGTTCAAAGACTGGCAGTGCTTATATACCCGCAGCAGCATCAGTTGGCTTTGGTGTACCCGTTGACAATACCACAGGCACAGCCGCACTTACTCCAGCATCCGTTTGGAATGTCGCAACATCTACACTCACAACTGCATCAAGTATCGGAGAACGCCTTAAAAACGCATCCACTGTTGATACTACTGGTGACCAATTAGCAGCACTATTATAATTATCTTTGCCACAATGAAAAAGATTATGGAAATGTTCAAGGGTGACAAGGGCGAGATCTCGTCAAAGCGTGTCGTTGGGATCGTTGGTGCGTTGATCCTTTTTGCGACCATGGCGCACAACAGCCTGAGCCCAGAGGAGATCGCACCTAGCAAGGACCTCGTAGCCGCGGTTGAGTTTGTGGTGATCGCGTGCCTTGGATTCACAAGCATCGACAAGTTCGCAAGAAAAGAAAATGCCGAAGGATAAGCCGATACCAAAGACTACCACCGGAAAGGGTGCCAACTACTTGCCAACGAGCAAGGGTGCGGGCATGACTGCCAAGGGCGTAGCTGCGTATCGCAAGGCTAACCCCGGCAGCGAATTACGTACCGCCGTAACGGGCAAGGTAAAGGCAGGCAGTGCAGACGCAAAGAGACGCAAGTCTTTCTGTGCTCGCAGCGCTGGACAGATGGCAGACTTCCCGAAGGCAGCTGCAGATCCGAACTCACGCCTCAGACAGGCACGTAAACGCTGGAAATGTTAAAGTACGCTATTGCTATATTGCTGCTCACCTCGTGCAGTGCCAACTGGCACCTAAAGCGTGCTATTAAAAAAGACCCCTCACTGCTCTTGAGTAGGGATACGGTATTGGTTCACGACACGCAGTTTGTCACAAAGGAGCGTGTGCTTACCGATAGCTTCTTTACCACATGCTACGACACAATTGTAATGGAGGACAGCTTTGTATACACTCAGGTGATCCGCAGGGACAATGTGATTAAAGTTTACACCAAGTGTAATTCAGATACCGTACGTATTACAACCAAGATCCCATTTAATTTGCCACCAACAGTGTCGTATAAGAACGATCCGTTCTGGAAATCTTTGGCAATTGCGTTCGGTACCTTGTTATTGTTAATTATTATCATTAGATTTGTACTTAAATGAAATCGTTAGAAACACAAGAATTGGAATCGCTTAGATCTTTAAGCTCAAAGGTAAAAACCTTGAAGGAAGAGATCGCTGACATTGAAGTAAACTTGTCTCGCTTGAACAACCGTAAGCCTGCTCTTATCTTTGATATTGAGAACACCGCCGAGGAATTGACTAGCCTGCAAGGAGAATTGCAAGAGAAGTACGGTAACGTTGTTATCGACCTAAACACAGGAGAAATAAAAGATGGGCAATATTAACAACTATACGGTAGACAACTCTTTAGTTGGTACCGAGAAACTTTTGATGTCTAACACACCCGCCGGTGGTGCGACAAATAACACGACCGTTGATGCGGTTGCTGTTTACACATTCGGAGCGGGAGCTCCTAAAGTTACACAAGCTCAGAGACTCGCTATCGTATCTCCAGTTGTCGGTCAGTTGGTTTACCAGACAGACGCAACTGAAGGAACGTATCAGTACAAGTCTACGGGCTGGGTTGCGTTATGATCGTAAGGAAGGTATCTATAGGCCAGGACTACAAGTCTGACGCCATGCACTACGTGCTTGGTCAGGACGTGCTGCGTGGCGAGTACAAGATATCTCTCATGCTATTAAAGGACGACGGGACCGTAGCCGTTTGGATCAAGAATGCCTCTGGCATGATGCTTTGGAAGACCTTCAACAGCAACATGCCAATCTCAATTGAATACGACATAGACTTTTAAATAAAATGAAATCACCGCTCTACTTTGTGGTAGAGCCTGTTGGCGACAAGCTTTACGACAGCACAACAGATTACGGGCTCATACTGAGCTCATCAAAGGAGGACCACACGGCAACCAATCGATTTGCTACGGTCATCGCCACTCCGATCGGTTACACTGGGGAGATCGTTCCCGGTGACACACTCATGGTACACCATAACGTGTTCAGAAAGTACTTCGATGTACGAGGAAAGGAGAAGTACGGCCCATCTCACTTTAGGGACAGCACCTTCTTCATCGACTTCGACCAGTTCTTTTTGTACAAGCACGACGATGCCTGGAAGGCACCGCACCCGTACTGCATGGTAAAGCCATTGGAGAACGATAACTCCACTATCATCAAGAGTACTGACATGGAGGCACCGCTGGTCGGGATCCTCAAGTACGGAAACGAGTACCTTTACTCTAAGGGACTCAAGGACGGTGACACGATCAGTTTCCAGCCGGAGAGCGAGTACCCGTTCACGGTGGACGGAGAGAAGCTGTACCGGATGTTTAGCAAGAACATATGCGTGGCACTATGACCGAGAAAGAATTCAAGGAAAAGATTATAGAGGCCGCGGAGAAGGCTATACACGAGCTGATCGCGGTGGCAAAGGAGCCTATTCTTAACAACAACTCAGAGACGGACCTGTCTGCCGACAAGCTGAAGAACGCTGCTGCTACCAAGAAACTAGCCATCATGGACGCATTCGACATCCTCAAGAGGATACAGGAGGAGCGTAACATGCTAGAAACGCCGGAGGCCAAGGTACCTGCATCCGTAGAGACCAAGAAGGGATTTGCAGAAAGATTCTCTAAATGAGCAGGCTGTACGAGGTTATAAAGGATCCGATACCAAAGGACGTATTAACCAAGGGCAACAAGGCCGGCTCGTGGGAGTACGGCTATAACCCAAAGTACGACGTAATCGTCATCTCCAAGGACGGGACAATCGGACCGGTCTACGAGATTAACGGGCTGAAGATAGCGTTGCCGTTCCCAAAACATGTAGAGGACCGCGGGGGCAAGTGGGTACCACAAGAGTACCCAAAGGAGCTCTCTAAGCTGAAGACGATATTCGACTGGAATAAGTACGACAACCAGTTCAAGGGGAAGTGGGTCGACTACATCGAAACAGAGTTTGACAGGAGAGAGCACGGATTCTGGTTCCTCAACAAAAAGCAAAAGACATACATTACCGGTACTCACTACATGTACCTCCAGTGGACAAAGATCGATATCGGTCTGCCGGAGTTCCGTGAGTCTAACCGAATATTCTTCATTTACTGGGAGGCCTGCAAGGCAGACACTAGGTGCTTCGGCATGTGCTACCTCAAGAACAGGCGTTCTGGATTCTCGTTTATGAGCTCATCCGAGCTGGTGAACATCGGTACCATTACGAAGAATGCAAGGCTAGGTATCCTGTCTAAGACCGGATCCGATGCCAAGATCATGTTCACGGACAAGGTCGTGCCTATATCTACAAATTACCCGTTCTTCTTCAAGCCTGTGCAGGATGGTATGGACAAACCTAAGACGGAGCTAGGTTTCCGTGTGCCTGCGTCCAAGATCACACGCAATAACATGGACAAGAACGAGGAGGACATCGAGGGCCTAGACACGTCCATCGACTGGAAGAACACGGCAGACAACAGTTATGACGGAGAGAAGTTGAAGCTGCTCATTCATGACGAGAGCGCCAAGTGGACGCCACCAAATAATATCGAGACCAACTGGCGTGTGACAAAGACCTGTCTTCGTTTGGGTTCTAGGATCATCGGCAAGTGCATGATGGGCTCTACCTCTAACGCCATGGACAAGGGCGGGTCTGGATACAAGGTACTTTACAATGACTCTGACCCAAGAAAGAGAAGCCAGAACGGGCAGACAAAGAGCGGGCTCTATGCTTTATTTATCCCAATGGAGTGGAACTTCGAGGGATTCATCGACGAGCATGGATGGCCGGTACTTGAAAAGCCGGAAGAACCGATCAAGGGGATAGACGGGGGATGGATATCCAACAGCGTTGTCGACTACTGGGAGAACGAGGTACAGTCATTGAAGTCTGACTCAGACGCACTGAACGAATTCTATCGTCAGTTCCCACGCACAGAGTCTCACGCATTCCGTGACGAGAGCAAGCAGTCCCTGTTCAACCTGACCAAGATATACCAGCAGATCGATTACAATGACTCCATGATCAAGGGACAGATGATCACCCGTGGTAATTTCCACTGGAAGAACGGAGAGAAAGACAGCGAGGTTGTGTGGACACCGGAGAATACCGGTAGGTTCTACATCTCTTGGTTCCCTGACAAGCCTAACAATGTCATCGACATCAACGGAAGGAAGAAGCCGGGCAACGAGCACATGGGAACGTTTGGATGCGATCCTTACGATATCTCGGGTACCGTAGGCGGTGGCGGATCTAACGGATCTTTGCACGGGATGACAAAGTTCCACATGGACAGCGGTCCGTGCAACCAGTTCTTCCTGGAGTACATAGCAAGGCCACAGACCGCGGAGATATTCTTCGAGGACGTACTGATGGCGTGTGTCTTCTACGGCATGCCGGTACTAGCGGAGAATAACAAGCCAAGACTACTTTACCACTTTAAGAACAGGGGATACAGGGCATTTGCTACGAACAGGCCCGACAAGCCCATTGCGAAGCTCTCTAAGACAGAGATAGAGATCGGGGGGATACCCAACACCTCTGAGGACATTAAGCAGGCTCACGCATCGGCTATCGAGAGTTACATCGAGCAGCACGTCGGCATAGACATGGAGGGAACTTACCGTCCGTCGGACGAGATGGGCGTGATGGCATTCACTAGGACCCTTGAGGACTGGGCAAGATTTGATATCAATAACCGTACAAAACACGATGCTTCTATTAGTTCTGGACTTGCAATTATGGCTAACCAAAAACACTTATATTTAAAGGCTGTACAGAAGTCGAAAATAAGCGTTAAATTTGCACAATACGATAACAAAGGCTCCGAAAGCCAGTTGATAAGATAATGACAGAACCAACCATTGCAATAAGCCCAAGCAGCTTCCCAACTCAGTTGGCCACTGATGCCGAAAAGGCCTCAAAAGAGTATGGCCTAAAGATAGGAAGTGCTATTCAGTACGAGTGGTTTCGCAGAGATGCGGGTTCTTGCCGTTTCTACAACCAGTGGACAGAGTTCCACCGCCTGCGTTTGTACGCCCGTGGTGAGCAGTCTGTCGAGAAGTACAAGAAGGAGATGTCATTCGACGGAGACCTTTCGTACTTAAACTTATCTTGGACCCCGGTCCCAATCATACCCAAGTTCGTTGACATCGTTGTCAACGGGATGGCAGACAGAAACTTCAGCGTAAAGGCCGTTGCACAGGATGCGATGGCCGCTGAAAAGAGGTCTCAGTTCCAGGACATGATTGAGGGCGACATGGTTGCAAAGGACTTCTTGCTCCAGACAAAGGAGCAGTTCGGAGTGGACGCTTTCAACACAGACGTTGAGAACTTGCCATCTACCGACGAGGAGTTGCAGCTTTATATGCAATTAAATTACAAGCCTAGCATCGAGATTGCCGAAGAAGAGGCGATCAATACGATCCTAGAGCAGAACAACTATGCAGACATTAAGAAAAGAATCAACTATGACTTGGCAGTGCTGGGTGTGGGTGGGGCAAAGCACAACTTTTTGCCCGGGGCAGGTGTTAAGGTCGAGTACGTTGACCCGGCCAACCTGGTCTACAGTTACACCGAGTCACCAACATTTGACGATTGCTTTTACTATGGTGAGGTAAAGCAGGTCCCGATCACAGAGCTGATCAAGATCAAGCCTGACATTACCAAGGAAGAGATGAACGAGATTTCTAATCTAGGCTCAGCTTGGTACAACTACTATGGTATCATGCGTCCTTACAGAGACGACATCTTCTCCAAGGACAATGTTACGCTTCTTTATTTTAACTACAAGACAGACAAAAAATTCGTATACAAGAAGAAGTTCTTGGACAACGGAGGAGAGCGTGTTATCCGCAAGGACGAGAACTTTAACCCAGAGGTAACTCCAGAGGACAGGTTCGAGAAGGTAGAGAAGAGAATTGACGTTTGGTACGAGGGTATCCTTGTGATGGGGTCTAACCACTTGATCAAGTGGGAACTTTCCAAGAACATGGTAAGACCAAAGTCTGCGTCTCAGTACGCATACTCTAACTACGTGATGTGTGCTCCACGCTTGTACAAGGGCGTTGTCGAGTCATTGGTGCGTAGGATGATATCATTCGCAGACCTGATTCAGATGACTCACCTTAAGCTGCAGCAGGTCCTTACTAAGATCGTTCCAGATGGTGTATTCATCGACGCTGACGGGCTTACCGACGTTGACCTAGGCAATGGTGCCGCTTACAACCCAGAGGACGCTCTACGCATGTACTTCCAGACCGGTAGCGTTATCGGTAGAAGCTACACCTCTGACGGTGAGTTCAACAATGCACGTGTTCCAATTCAAGAGCTAAACTCTAACTCTGGTCAGGCTAAGATTTCTAGCTTGATCGGTACATACAACCATTACCTGTCTATGATCAGGGACGTTACAGGACTCAACGAGGCCCGTGACGGTTCAATGCCATCGTCTGACGCACTAGTTGGTGTTCAGAAATTAGCAGCCGCTAACTCAAATACCGCCACAAGGCACATCCTTGACGCAGCTCTATTCATCACAAGAAGGCTATCTACCTGTGTGTCTGGCCGTGTGTCTGACATCTTGGAGTATGCTGACTTCCGAGAGGAGTTCGCCAACCAGATCGGAAAGTACAACGTACAGATCCTAGAGAGCATCAAGGACCTTTACCTGCACGACTTTGGTATCTTCATCGAGGTATCTCCAGACGAGGAAGAGAAGCAACAGCTTGAGGCTAACATCCAGATGGCACTATCTAGAGACCAGATCGGTCTAGAGGATGCAATCGATATCCGTGAGATCAAGAACTTGAAGCTTGCCAACCAATTATTGAAGGTCAAGCGTAAGGAGAAAGATAAAAAGGAGATGGAGAAGCAGCAGCAGATATCTCAGTTCCAGTCGCAAGCGAATATCGAGGCCGCTAACGCTACAGCTGAGGCCAAGATGCAACAGATCCAAGCCGAGACTCAGTCTAAGATCGAGATTAAGAGGGCAGAGGTTCAGTTCGACGTGGAGAAAATGCAGCAAGAGGCTCAGATCAAGTTAGGACTTATGCAGCAGGAGTTCCAGATGAACATGCAGCTCAAGGGCGCAGACATGCAGAGCCTAACCGAAAAGGACAAGATGAAGGAAGAGGCCAAGGACAAACGAGTATCTTTACAAAATACACAGCAATCAAAGTTGATCGAGCAAAGAAAAAACAACTTGCCACCGGTAGACTTCGAGTCGAATGAGGACACCCTTGATGGCTTTGACCTAGCGTCATTTGAGCCAAAATAGTGTGTCACATTTATTCGTAAATTTGTGACCAAATAATTAAATCTAATATGACAAACGAATTTAAAGTGCGTTCTGTCTCTTTCGATGAGGAGAAATCCGTTCAAGAAATCGAGGCACAACTGCTAAAGGAACACGAAGAGAAGAATGGTATCTCTTCAGAGGAAACGCCAGTAGAGACCACAGTGGTGGGATCGGATGGCACGATTGAAAAAGAAAGTGTCGAAGAGACTCCGGGGGCAACCTCAAGAGAATTGGAAGACACAGACGTTCTTACATATCTTAAAAATCGGTACAACAAGGAGATCAACTCAGTAGACGAGTTGTTTTCCGCAAGAAAAGAGGCCGAGGAATTGCCGGAGGACGTGTCAGCATTCTTGAAGTTCAAGAGAGATACGGGCCGCGGATTCGAAGACTTTGTTAAAATTAACAAGGACTACGATGCAGTTCCCGCCAATGATTTGTTAGTCGAGTATCTTAAGCAGACCAATCCTGACCTAGACGATGAGGACATCAAGTTCGAGGTTGAGAGCAGGTACGCTTATAACGAAGACTACGACGACGCCAAAGAGGTGAAGTCAAAACAGATCGCAATGAAAAAAGATCTTGCCAAGGCCAAAGAGTACTTTAATAAACAGAAAGAACAGTACAAGCTCCCTCTTGAGTCAAGAGAAGGCTTTGTTCCAGAAAATGAAAAAGGTAACTACGAGGCTTTCAAGAAGTATTCCAAAGACACCGAGGAAATGCAAAAGCAGCAGATGGAGCGCTCAGAGTTCTTTGCAAAGAAGACAGAAGAAGTCTTCAACGACAAGTTCAAAGGTTTTGAATTCAATGTCGGTGAGGGTGATGTATCTTTCAAACCTAGCAATCCCGAACAAATGAAGAAAGCTCAGTCTGATGTAAGCCAATTTATTGGATCGTTCTTAGATGAGAATGGTTTTATTAAAAACGCTGAAGCATATCACAAGTCAATTGCTGTTGCAATGAACCCAGACAGCTTTGCCAAGTTCTTTTACGAGCAAGGAAAAGCTTCTGCCATCGATCAAGTAAGCAAGGAGTCTAAGAATATTCAGATGGATATCAGACAGACACCGCAGCCTACCGCGACAGGTGGATTCAAAGTAACTGCACTCGACAACGACCACGGTTCTGGACTACGTATAAAAACACGTAACTAAACAAAAAAAACTAAAAAACTAAACTATGGCTGGATCAGTTCAAGTGAGTCCCGGGTTTGCTATAACCCCCTCATCCGTTAAGGCAACATTGCCTTCTAACTACATTACCAACTTCGATTTCTTAAACCAGTATCTTCCTGATACCTACGAGAAAGAATTCGAGCGTTACGGTAATCGCTCTATCGCATCTTTCTTACGTCAAGTAGGAGCTGAGATGCCTTCTAACTCTGACCTTATCAAGTGGGCAGAACAAGGTCGTTTGCACACTAAATATGCAAGCTGTACTTCAGCTGCTGCTGCTGCTGCTGACACCGCTACTTGGACAGTTGCTGACTCAGGTATTACTGCATGTAACTTCCGTGTTGGTCAAACTGTATTCTTGTCTCGTAACTCTGGTGGCACTCAAAGCGACAAAGCTATCATCACCGCAGTATCTGGATTGACTTTCACCGTTGCTTACTATGCTGGTGGTGGACAAACTATCCCTGTATCAACTACTTCTACTGCATTCGTTTACGGTTCTGAATTCAAAAAAGGAGCTAGCGGTATGTCTGGTTCTTTGGAGGCTGAAGATAGTTTCTTCGACAACTCCCCTATCATCATCAAGGATAACTACGAAGTATCTGGTTCTGACATGGCTCAGATCGGATGGGTAGAAGTTACTACTGAAAATGGTGCAACTGGATACTTGTGGTACATCAAGTCTGAGCACGAAACTCGTTTGCGTTTCGAAGACTACATGGAAATGGCCATGGTAGAAGGTGTTCCTGCTGAAACCGCTTCTGGTGCTATTGCAGTAACTGGAGATGTTGGTAACAAAGGAACTAAAGGTTTATTCTACACAGTTGAACAGCGTGGAAACATTTGGGCTGGTGGAAACCCAAGTACTTTGGCTGACTTCGATGCTATCATCCAACGTTTGGACAAGCAAGGTGCTATCCAAGAGAACGTATTGTTCTTGAACCGTAACTTCAGCTTCGATATCGATGATATGTTGGCTGCTCAAAACAGCTACGGTGCTGGTGGAACTAGCTACGGTTTGTTCAACAACGACGAGAAAATGGCCTTGACTTTAGGTTTCTCTGGATTTAAGCGTGGATATGAGTTCTACAAAACTGATTGGAAATACTTAAACGATGCTACTCTTCGTGGTGGTATCAATGGTGGTGAAATCAACGGTGTATTAGTACCTGCTGGTTCAACTAATGTTTACGATCAAGTTATGGGTAAGAACGCTAAGCGTCCATTCTTGCACGTTCGCTACCGTGCTAGCGAAACCGAGAATCGCAAATACAAGACTTGGATCACAGGTTCTGCTGGTGGCGCTGCTACTAGTGACTTGGATGCAATGAAAGTTAGTTTCTTGTCTGAGCGTGCATTGTGCACCTTGGGCGCGAACAACTTCTTCTTGTTCAAGACTGCCTAATCTTAAATAGGTTATCACACACAAGGGGTGGGTACAATGTACTCACCCTTTTTGTTTATATTTGTACCAACAATTAAATCTACTTATGATAAAATCTACAAATGAGCTTAAGGACAGGGTATTTGTCCTTACCTCCAGCACCTCCCCGTTAACTTATGTGTTGCCATCTCGTAACACTAAAAGATTTTCACTGCTCCACTTTGATGGAAAGACTAACCGTGCACTACGCTACGCAAGAAATCAAAAGTCTGTATTTGAAGACGAACAAGACGACAATGCAATTGTCGAGCC